TGTCAAATGCTTGCTCAGGGGTTTCAACGAGAGGGTTGCCAGCAAGATTGAAGCTCGTGTTTAATAGTATACCATGCCCTGTCCGTTTTTTAAACTGCTGCAGAATCTCGTAGAGATGTCCGTCTACTACGGTCTGTACCCTGCAGGTGCCATCAACGTGAGTTACACCAGGGATGATGTCGGTTGTCACTTTATAACACTGGGTCATGAAGCGACTTGCTTGTTTGATGTTGAAGTATAGGTGTGCGTCTTCTTCTAAGACACATGCTGCGAATGGTCTATACCATTCTCTTTTTTTAATTCTGTTTACTATTTCTCTGGCATTTGGGACCAGCGGATTAAAGAGGATGGAGCGGTTGCCCAGTGCTCGCTGTCCAGCTTCAGAGTATCCATCATATACTGCGACACTCTTTTGTCTTTCAAGGAGTTTAGCAACTTCTGACGCTGTTGCGACAAGTCCTCTGAATTGTGATACGTCATACTTCCAGCCGTGAAATGCAGTTGTAGTTAAAGGTCTAGGTTGATTGTCTTTGGTGTTGATTCTCCAGTGGTACATTGCAGTGCCAACAGAGATGCCAACATCAGTTGCCATGGGTTCAAAATAGAATTCTACATCGGGGAAAGTTTCTACTAACAATGTATTAGTTATAATATTCATTGCGTAACCACCCGTAAAACATAACTTTTTAATACCAGTTTTGTCCAATGCCTTACGAACCAGACGAATAATCACGTTTTGTGTATCCTTCTGAACCGCTTTTGCATAGTCAGCGTAGGGTTGATAGTTATGTTTCGTAATCTCATCAGTGACATCAACTCCCTTCTTGCCGAAGATCTCTTGAGCAATGTCAACGAAGTTGTCAGGACCATATCCATAGAAAAATAGGTTGACATCCCTACAGTGGAACATCATATCATCAACGAAGAGATCGTCTTTAATGTGAGTTTGATTGGTGTCCTGACCATAGGCAGAAAGACCCATGACTTTACCTGCCTGCAAGGCAGTCTCACCCATCATAACAGCACCAGCACTGTAGAGATAACCCAGACCCATCATGCTCTGCCTGTGGACCTCAGCAGTGGGATGGAGTTTCTGCAGACGGTCTGTCTCTGTGGGCAAATCCATCTGTTCTGGGAACAGTTTGATGAAGTTCTTGTAGATCTCTGTGAACCTTGTGCCCTCTGCAACGTAGATAGATTCTGCTTCAAAGGAGAGTTTGTCCAGAGACCCACTGCCATCCACCACAAGCACCAGAGACTTGTCAAACCCGCTGTTGTAGTACGCTCCAGCAGCGTGTGCGAGGTGATGACGCTTGTCCTTGATGACCTTCGGTATGCTGCCATGCTTCTTCTTGTACGCCTTCAAGAACATGTCAAGGTACTTCAGACCACCATCATACATGAACGTCCTATCACCAAAATAACATAGGACAATGAGATCCACAGGATCCTTCACGCGAAGAAGGTTCTTGTAGATCTCAAAGTGATGGAGGTCGTGCTTCTCTCCGCTAAATCTTTCTTCTAGAAAGTAGTTCTTTACCTCTCCGTCGTAGATACAAGCAGAGCAATCATGATTGCCATATTGAATTGCTAGCACCCTCATACTTTTAACCCAGCAAACTTCTCAAACATATCCTTAGGACTTTCAGCAATGAAGTCTTGACCAGAATCTGCAAGGTTCTCCTGGGCAGACTGCTCAACATCATACAGTCTCATTTTAGCACGATCAATGCCAACCACAAAACGCTTGTTTACTGTCGGATCATTGTATCTGTTCTTCAACTGCTTCACCATGATCTGTCCCACCTGTTCAAGGTCTTCAGTTGAAATAAGGGCAAACATAAGATCAGCAGTAGCAGGGAGACCAAAGGACTCAGAAGTGTCAGTAATGTCAACATCACTGCTACCATAACCAGAACGAGTGGTCTGGGTGGCAGATACGATAGGGACCTGGGCTTCGACAGCCAATCCTCTAAGTTCTTCTGCAATTGACTTAACAAGAGTATAGGAATTAATATTGGCAGCCCCTTTGTAACGCGAAGAGGAGCAAATATTGAGATAGTCCACAAATATAACGTCAGGTGTAAAAGACTTCTTAAGTGCGAGATCGTTAAGAAGTGCTCTAAAGTGTCCAACATTTGCCGAGGCGGTGGGGTATTCTTTAATTATAAGTTTACCCGTAGTACGCTGTGCCAGTTTGTGAACTTTAGATTCAAACATCATCTTGGGCAGGTTGGCAAGATCCTGAATAGGAACGTTCAAGAGATTGGCGTCGATGCGTTCAGCAATCTTCTCTTCAGCCATCTCCATCGTGATGTACAGGACGTTCTTGCCTTGTAGCAAGCAAGCAGCGGCAACGTGACACATAAAGAGAGACTTACCAACACCAGTGCCTGCAAGAGCAATGTTGAGAGACTTATTACAAAGTCCACCCTTTGTAATCTTGTTGAAGAGTTCCAGGTCGAAAGGAATTTTGTCCTCAACTCTGTGGTAGGAATCGTAGCGTTCCTCGTAGTCTTCGATGTAATCATGTCCAATATGATTATCGAACGATACAGCAAGTGCTTCGGATAAGATACCAGGGATAGCACCAGTTGACTTGGCACTATCCTTACCGTCAGCAATCTTGATACTCTCCATGAGAGCAAGATATATAGCACGTTCCTTACACCACTTCTCAGTGGTTGTTAACATCCAGTCAAAGTCGGACTGTTCATCCTCAATAGTCTCGATGAACTGCAGCATGGACTTGTGCTGCTCATCAGAGATCGTATCAAGGTTACCTACCTCAATCTCCAATGCCTCTTTTGTGGGAGATGCATTGTAGATTTTGTAGTATTCATCGATTACCTTGAAGGTTTGCTTCTCCGTAAACTCAGCAAAGTATTCTGGTTTAATGAAAGGCAAAGCCTTCCGAACAAACTCCTCATTGAGGATGAGGTTCTTCAGTACCAGATGCTCCACTTTGCTCATTCTTTTCCCTCAAGCTGAAATTAAACATTAATGTAATTCTCTTATCCTTGGATCTGTTCGCGGGGGAACTATGTTCAAGATAAGATGGGTAGATGACTACATCTCCAGCGTTAACGTAGAGACCAGCACCTGTTGTCCACTCTTTCAAACCAGGATCAAGTGCTCTGACAATAGACCTGAGTGGATGGTGGTATATATCAGAGTTATTGTTGTCAATGGTTACATAATGGACTGCTGTGTACTGACTTGGAAGAGTGTCTGTTCGGTCAAAGGATTCTCCTGGTAGCAGGACACGAATGGTGGTGCCTGTAATGTATGCTATATGAGTATCATAGCACCCCTGGTCCCTCATGAACTGCTCAATGACGTCAGTATAAGGAATGATAATGTCTTGCAGCGGTTGGAACCAATAGTCAAATGGTGAGGGCACCTCAAACCTGTATTGGTCAAACCTCTGCTGGCAGAAATCAACGAAGTAATCATTGTTCTCTACATGATACTTGTAGAGAGGGATTGGAAATAATTCTGTCCTCATACTTTATCAGTTCCATACTTATACTCTTGACCAGCAGCCCAATCAAGTTGCTCCATCACTTCGGGGGTGAAATATTTTTCGGGATAAGCATATATAGCAGAAGGATAAACGGAAGATTCCCCAACAACGATACGATTCCCCTTACGGGTGAATACTCCGTACTTCTCACCCAACTCCAGTAATCCATAATACTTATCAAGTCCCCTTGCGTCATAGAACAACCTCGTTTCTACTTGAGAATTTTCTTTTGTCAGACGTGACTTTGCTGCCTTTGCTTTGATGATGTTACCTACTACTTCTTTGCCATCCTTTTCCTTAGACTTGCTGAGATAAATGATGGTAGAAGCAGCGTACTTAAGACCACTGCCACCTCCCATCTCCTTGGTAGGCACGTAGGCACCAACAACGTCATAGGTATGGTTAGTAACTAACATTGGAACTCCCGCCTTACCCAACTTGAGGGTCAGAATACGGAAGATTGCTTTGACAACTTGAGCACGGGTCATGTCACGAGTATCCTTTCCATCAGCAGAATCTTGCATCTCCTTGCTGGTGGACAGCATACCCAGACTGTCAAGGACAAACATCATGGGTTTGCGATCATCCTCTTTCTGCTCCAGATACTTGTCGAGGATCTTGATTGCTTGGGTACGGAACTCTTGTACGGTGGTTACAGGAACCAAGATCATACGATTGCCATCGATGCCACGCTCATCAATCATGGACTTGGTGATTGCTGCCTCAGATTCAAAGTAGACAACACCCGCATCGGGATTGCTGGCAAGGTAGTGTTGGACTACACCGAGACAGAAGAAGGTCTTACCCGTACTAGATTCACCAGCGATAGCAGTGATCTTGTTGGCGGGAACTCCACCAAAGATACTACCACTGACAAGGGCGTTAAACATGTAACTGCCGCTGTCAACATAAGAATCAACATCACCGACCGATCCCTCGGACATGAGACCAGCATATTCATTGCCGATCTCTTTAACTACATCTTGTAAAAAACTCATGTGAATAAAAATTCAAGGTTGGACACTTTCTCCGTCTTCCATCCTATCACGTCAGTGATGATGTGTAAAGGATCTAAGAACGCTTTTTTGAACTGGGCGTCACGGTCAATACTATTCTCCAGATCGAGTTCCCTAGGGAACGTATTGAGAAAGGAGATGACATTCTCACTAATCTTATTCGGACGCCGCAGGTATAGAAACTTGATCTTTTCACCTTCTTGGACTAGAGGGTATTTGTGTTCAAGTTTCCTCTGTGCGATATAAAAATTATAAAGCAACGTGCCACGAACATGTATAGGGCATCCCTTTGAATACACGGTTCCGTGCGCTTTGAACTTTGATAGACCATTGACCGACCTCGGAAACGCAATAGCTTCGGGCGGTAACGAATCGAATTCATCCCTAAACCTATCTATGTAAGAAATGAGATCTTCTTCAGTATTTGTCATCATAATTGTCAGGGCTTCCTTAATTGCCTTGCGACAAGGGGCAGGAGTGGATGACTTCACTGCCTCAATACCCATCATTTTCAGTTTAGGTTCCTTGTAGCGAACACCTTCGCTATCCCACACGTTGAGAATGTATCGCTTCTTGGCAGTCCAGATGCCACGGTCAGCGATGTTCTCACGCTTCATCTTCATTTTTTGTTCATATGCCTGAGCGTAATCCGCAAGTTCCTGATAACTGGATTCGATGAATGGTTCCAACTTTTCTTGACAGATCTTGTCAAGTATCCCCACAATTGCTGCTTTATCGCCAGACTTAGAACCAAAAAATTTATCAACAAGAGGTCCAAGGTTAAGATAGATGCTGTCGGTGTCAGATGCAATAACATAATCAACCTCCTCAGTTTGCAAAAGTTTATTTAGATACTGATTGACTTTGTTTTCAATCCAACGTATAGAAACTTGACCAGAAAGGGTGATTGCCTCGGCATTTCGTAAGTCATAATACCTAAAATACTGGTTGCCAATGGCACCATAGGCACTATTCAGTTGGATCTTACGAGCCATCTGGATGTTGTTGTACTTACTGATCGCCTTGGTCAACTCCTGGGATGGATTCTTTTCATACTCCTGCTTTGCCATCAGCATGAGTTTCTTAGACTGCACACGTTCATCATAGATCTTCTGCATCATCTCAGGCAGGAAACCATGGATGTCCTTACGGTATTGTGAACCGTTGGCACAGGTTGCATAGTCTGGATTGATGGTCAGTTCTTTGTTGAGGATCCTTTCAACAGATGCGCTGGGATGTCTTTTCTCACAGAGGGTCTCTGGTGAGATATTGTACTGCATAATGAGGTGAGGATAAAGACTATTAAGGTCAAAAGACACAACCCAGTCATACCTTCCAGGAATCGGTTCCTTGACGTATGCTCCTGCATATTTTTCATTCTTGCTACTTCTCTTTGCTGGGGGAACAACGAGATTACGATCTCTGAGGAAATTATAGATCAAAGTATCCCACATGCGTACCTGAAAGTACACATCCTTCATATTAACCTTGGCGTCATATGCAAGAGCAATGGCAAGATCGATGAGTTTCATCTTCTCTTCAAGGCGTAGAACAAGTTCCACGTCAACGATGTTGTAGTCGATGAACTTCTGCCAGTCACGAGTGTAGAACTCCTTGAAGTTCTCGAACTCACTGTGATCCAACTTGTTCTGCCCAAGTTCTACGAAGGCAATGTGGTCAAGGCGATAGGATTCTTGGTTGGTGTATGTAAACTTCTTGTACAGATCAAGGTAGTCCAAGACATTGATGCCAAACATGTTGTACACGATGTTTGTGCGACCCTTGATCTCGATCTCCTCACGATGGACAATGCCCCAGGGAGACATCATCTTCATCTCTCTGTCACCGAACAGGCGCTCCAGACGACCGCAGATGTACGGTACGTCATACAGTTCTACATTCCACCCCGTAAGAACATCTGGGAAAGAATTAACCCAATGGTCAAGAAAACTACGAAGCAGATGTTCCTCATCGTCGCATAAGATATACTCAACGTCTTTGCGATCCGTGTCATAGGGTCGAGTGCCCCATACTTTAATCCGTTTTGTAGCATAGTCCTGGATTGTAATGCTGAGAAGAGGTTCCGCGCATTCCTGCACGTTAGGGAAGCCATTCTCACATGCCACCTCAATATCAAGAGATGTAATCTTAAGACTTTTAAGGTCATAGTCAACCTCACCAGGAAACTCTTCCGAGATGAACTGGTAGAGGTAGCGGTCATATCCATGGACATCGAACCCTTCTACGTCACGATACTTATCGATGAACCCTCGTGCCTCACGAACAGATTCAAACTTGACAGGTTTTGCATACCGACCATCCAAGGTCTTGTGCTGGGTCTCCTTGTCGGTGACGACAAAAAGGGTCGGAGAGAACTTGAACTTACGTTGGATACGCTCCAGAAGACCTCCAGGACCCTCCTCGTAACCGATGTAGAGCAAGTTGTCACCGACCAATTGGACGTTGGTATAAAAACTCATTTAGTCACAGATTCATACTTAGCACGGATCTCCTCCGTGGGTTCCACTATTGTAGCAAGCGTCTCGGAATATAGCAAGATGTCCGTGTCCACTGTATGAAGTGGCCAAGGGTTCAGGGTGCCATCATCGTTGACTAGATAAGGATCCTGCAGGTGGCAGGATGGTTCTGCATCCAACTGCTCAACCTTGCTGATCAGGGTCATCCCCGTTCTCAGAATCACCAAACATACTTCCATAATCATCCTCCAAAATTTTCTCTGCTTCTGCAAATAATGTATCTAAATCAAGTTCTTCTTCACATGCACCAGCAATCATTTCTTCATGCCTCTTGAAGTTCTCTTCGTAGAACTCTTCTTTGATTGCACTTAGATATTGCTCTGCAATAGAATCCAACGGGTCATATGCAGTAAGTACGTGGTGAGATGGGAGAAAGAAGTCTTTCTCTTTACTCAGAGGTGCCCAAGGGAACCAAGAAACTTGATATCCCTTCTCCCTATCAATCACAATACCACCATCAACATTGGATACAATATCCAATCGGAATGGTTTATGCAGATGAAACCCGATCGGTTGCTTAGTATCTGGGTCCATCATCTCCTGCACTTCGCAGATGACTTCCTCACCAGATTTCAATAGCAAAAGT